CACCGTAAGCATCATCAGAATACTGATGTAGAAGGCGATCCACATAGCCCACACGTATTTGGTATTTGGCAACTGGTCTTTGGCGGAGTTAAGTTTTATAACCGCGCAGGTAGTGATGCCCATATGGTTATAAAATACGGAGCCGGCACTCCCAAAGACTGGATCGAACGCAAACTATATACACCCCACCATCGCCTTGGCATTCTCTTAATGTTGATCATAGATCTTTTGTTATTTGGGCCATGGGGATTTGTAGTGTGGGGTGTTCAGATGATATGGATTCCATTCTGGGCCGCTGGCTTTATCAATGGTGTAGGCCACTGGTGGGGATATCGCAATGGTGAAACCAAAGACCACAGTCATAACGTAATGCCTTGGGGCATATTAATTGGCGGGGAAGAACTGCACAACAATCATCACTTGGATCCTGCTAATCCCAAACTGAGCCGTCGTTGGTTTGAATTCGATATTGGATGGATGTGGTTTAAATTGTTTAGCTATGCAGGCTTAGCAAAACTTAGAAACGCATAAAGAAAAAGCAGCCCGGAGGCTGCTTTTCTTTTACCGCTATGTAATGCTCTATGAGCGTAATATTATTTCTTCACGCCGCTGTTAACAAATGAATACATCTTTTCGGCGGTTTCTAGTACTTTATCTAAACCTGGATATTCTGGCATATCAACTTTACTAACGATTTGACCAGTCTTCGCATCACGAGTAGCAGTCATTTCCCATCCTTGAAATTTGACATGGAAGTCCTCGCTTACTAGACTTTTTGCCATACCCAAGATGTCTGTGCGGATTTCATATCCGTTCTTGTTGAATTTAACTTCTGGTAGTTTTGGTGTTTCAAATGCGTTTGACATAATAATCTCCTGTGTGTAATGTCTGTGTATTAACAACTACTTCCTTTTCGCTGTTAACTTATTATATATGCTCTGTGATAGAAAAGCAACTTATTTTTTGAACTTGTTTGTTCGTTCTTTAATAAGTTTAACCACTACGTCACTGAGCACAACCTCATAGTGGTTATAATCTACTTCTACTAACTCCATATCTGCATGATGCTTTTGACTGGCAATAGTAACTACCCCGTCATTGGGCTCATGCATAAACGGACTTTGTCCTTTAACGGTTACTATATTAGTCCAAGGATGCTGTATCTTAATCTTACTAGCCTGCTTCATTACCCAACTGCTAGGACCAATATCACGCATTAGTCTGCTAAATGGCAAAAAGTATTGAGCATAATCCGCTACTTCTGCACCACCATACGGAGTGCTCAATGTAACAGCACCCTTAACACTATCGGGCATAGCATTAGCTAGATGTAATGCGTATATACCGCCTAAACTATGTGCAACAAACACTAGGTTCTGATAGTTCTGCAATGTTGACTGCATGTCTTTTAGGTTATTTTCAAACCCATTGCGACTATCGTAATTGATGTCTAGCCCCGTACCCAGTTTACTCTTGATATAATTGAAACTTTCGCTGGTGGCATTGGCACCGTGTATATACACCAAGTTCATGCCAATATTTATCAAGCTCCGTATACGGCTTTGGCTTCTTCAGTGCGCCCCTGACGTGCAAGACTTGCAGCATATCGTGCTTGTCCAAATGCTTCTAAAAATGACCAGATTGAGTTTAAAATTGTTTTCATAGATAACTTTCCTTTTGGGAGTTGAATTGTCGGAGATAGATTTCCAACTGTGCGGCATCGGTAATGCCTTTGGTGCTTAGATATGCATCTAAGCGTGTTTGATAGCTAGATCCTGGAAACATTTCGGATAAACGTTCCAAGATGGCTAACATCTTGTTTGATATAGTCTTCATACTTTTCCTCTGTAAGTGTGTGTAGAACTCAGTGTTCCTACTCAGTATTTACCATGAGTAGTGTTACAACTTGATTAAATAGAACAAACAGTGTATAATATCAAATGATACACAGAGGGTAAATACTTGACTGGGAAAGGCATATGAAACTAAAAACAAGATCAATCCTGCAGGAATTAAATGAATTAGCAGAAATCCGTAACAAGGACGAACTGTTTGAAAGCCGTGCCACTAACATCATCAATTCAGCTATTAATCTGCTAGAAACGTTGAAAAAACACTACACAGCAGAACAAGCAGATGAGCTAGAGCGTAGATTGTTAAACGCCATACGTGGACAGGATCCCGCCAAATTCACCCGCGGCATACGTAAGATCGCCGAATCCAAAAGAACCAAGAGACAGTTAAATGAATCAGAGTAAATTATTTGAAGGTGGAAATGTATTCAAAGGTGCAGACAAGCAACCTCTGACACAGCGCATTGCCACTGCAGATGTAGAAAGCACAGTGGACTACATCGAACAGATCACAGGGCTAGACTTTACCAAAGAAAAAGATCTAGACGATAAAAAGCCAGTAAAATGGTTAGGCACCACTGGACGCAAAGAAGATCCAGATGGCACTTTTGAACGCAACAGTTCGGGCGATCTAGACCTCAGCGTGGATGCCAATGAAGTAGACAAAAGATCTTTCGCCGACAAGTTAATATCACAGTTTGGCAAAGAGAACATCAAATTAAGCGGTGACAATGTGCATTGGAAGGTGCCTATCAAAGGTGATCCAGCCAATGGGTTTGTGCAAGCTGACTTTATGTTCTCCGCTAACCCCAAGTTCCAACAAGGATCAATGATCAGCGGTGGCGGTGAGTATCGTGGCGAACATCGCCACATTCTATTGAGTTCTATAGCCAGAGCCAAGAACATGAAGTATAGTCCCAAGCACGGGATATTAAATCCACAAACAGATGAACTTCTGCCCAACGGCAATGATTGGAATCAAATTGCCAAAGAATTGCTGGGACAGACTGCTACTATCAAAGACATACGTTCAGTGGATGCCATCCTTAACTATATTAAAAAACTGCCCAACTATGAAGAATTAGTTGCAGGCGCTAGAGAAACACTGGGCAAGCAGGGCATAGAGTTGCCTAAGGCCAATCAAATAGAAAGCTACCAACCAGGAAGTATAGGTTGGATGCGCCAGCTCATAGAAATAGTAAAATGAGATTCTGGGAACTATTATTAGAAGATCAAGCACCGCCTGCTAAGAAAGTTGGCAGAGAGTTCAACCACCTTGAAGACCTTGTGTTCACAGAAACCAATGGTGCTCAACGTGCTATACAGATACTCAAAGATCTAGCCAAACCAGAAAGCAAGATATCTATCAAGTGGGACGGCAATCCTACCATATACTGGGGACGTGACGATGATGGCACATTCCGCATGGTGGGCAAGAACAACTGGGGTCGTGAAGAAGGTAAAAGCAGTTCTCCAGATGAGTTAAAATCATTTATCATGAGCCGTGGCAAGGGTGAAGATTGGCGTGAAAAGTTTGCCTCAGACATGGCATCACTTTGGCCTGTGTTCGAAGCAGGCACTCCCAAAGACTTCCGTGGCTACGTCTACGGTGACATGCTGTTTCATCCTGGCAAGCCCTACGAAAGTGGCAATGGCAAGATAACATTCACTCCTAATCAGACCACCTATGAAGTCAAGGCAGTCAGCGACATAGGAGTAAAGCTAGGCAAGAGCAAGATCGCGGTGGCTGCACACAAACAGTTCAGCTACTGGGGTGACAAAACAGGTGAGGATCTAGACAGTGTAGACATGCTGAATGGGAATCCTGATCTTGTGGTGTTTGGCCTCACATATATGAGTTATCGACCTGCTGTGAACGCAGACAATCTAGGGCGCATAGAATCCCTGGCTAAAAATCAACAGGCTATTAATAAATTCCTAGCGCCTGTGGCAGGCATGGGATATCTACAAAGCGAGCTGTATACATTTGTAAACACCCAGAGCAAGGCCAAGCAGTTGGATAATCTCAGCTCAGAAGCTTTCATGCAGTTTCTACAAAAGACTCCAGCCAAAGCACAAAAGATCGCAGCACATGTTCAAGCTCACCCGGGCGTCATTGACACCTTGTTTGAGTTAGTGCGAGAAATCATGGCAGCTAAAAATGAAGTCATTGCAGAACTAGATGCTGCCAAAGGTGACATATCTGCACACACAGGTGGCAAGCCCGGCGGTGAAGGCTATGTAGCAGGCGGAAGCAAGCTGGTGCCACGTGATCGTTGGACGCCATTCCGTTCAGAATAGCTGCCAAAATCACTGATTTTTTCAATCCAATATAAATACTTGCATAGGGATCAGGTGATTCCTAATATTGCCGGCCTCTGAGCGAGGTCATTGATCAAGGAGAATTTATCATGGCAGACGTATTATCAAGAGTCGAAACAGTATCTAATACTGGTACAACAATCGCAACATTTGGTGCGAACGCACTAAAGCATGTAATCAACCAAGCTGACGTAGGTCGTGAGCTGATCGTGAAAATTGCATTGACAAACATGACAGACGCAAACGTTACAGCAATTCGTAACGCAATCACACTAGCAGGCGGTTCAGCAGGTGCCCTACCAGCTAACACAGGTGATGCATTCACTGTAGCAGCAATTGGTACAGCAGACGGTTCAGCTTTTGCTAGCGGAACAACAGACGTATTATACATGCGTGTTCAAGGCACTGGTACATTTGACACAACAGACGCAGCAGCCGGTATTGGTGGTTGCACTGTTACTGTTGAAGCAGTCTTTACACCAGCACTGTAATTAGTTAATTCTCAGGGATGGGAAGCATTAAAGGACCGCAAGGTCCTTTTTTGTTGGCTGAATTTCTATGAGTTAAATACATACATTATGGCACGATACCGAATTGTTACTCTCGTAGATATAACCCGCAGCCAACCTGATAGGAACGACACCGACAAGACTCTGTTGGGTCAACAGGCCAACTTCAACAGCCTGCTACAGGCCATAGGCATGCGATCCAATGTGGAATGGTTGCGTGACCCAAAAAAGCACACAGGAAGACTGCCTGAGCCGGCATCAGGCAAGGCCACGTATTGGATCTGGGAGTTTGACTGCGAACGTGATCAGGTTTTTCTACAAGACGGTGATCCAGTTTATCTGCTAGCACATGACCTCAACCATGTGCCTGTGGTTGTTGACTTAGAAAACAGTGAAGACATAGACCCAGCTGCCTTCCAAACTCAAGGTGACATGATAAATACTTGGGTAACAATGATTTAGGCAAAGTGTGTTTTTACATAGTCAGCATAAATACTAGTTCAAAGGCACCCATTAGGCATTCAATCATAGACTAGGCACATGGCTCGGAGCGAGCACTTGACTTATAACATTGGAGACGGCCTTAATGCCTACAGTAGCAGAACGTGTTGGAATAGTAGAAACGCAGGTTTCAAATCTTGGCGAGAAACTAGATGACATAAAAGTTGATGTCAAGGACATGCACGATTGCCTGGACAAAACTCGTGACGGACTTACGGAGAAATTAAATCAAATGTATGATGCCTCCTGCACACAGCATGCAGAATTAGGTAAAAAACTCAACGAATTAGAACAAAGCAAAAACAAGATGATGATGTATGGCATGGTAGGAATGGCATTCATAGCTGGTCTAGGATGGACTGGACAGTTGAATCTACAGACCATACTCAAGTTCTTCGGAGCATGAAGTAACAGCACTTAAATAAGGACCATAGGTCCTTTTTTTATGACACAAATCAGCCGTAGACTAGAACAGATAGTTCGTCGAGAATTATCTAAAAATATCATTCCTGTTAAAACTCCGGAGGGTATTCTAGTAGGTGATGTGTTGATAACCAATCAAGACAATCTCAAATTCCTTTATAGGAAATCACAGTTACTCTACGCAGAAATACACTTGAACTCTGTGGCCATCAAAATGGCCAATATTCTGGCGATGAGACACAGTCATTTATCAGTTGATCAGTTGTATCGAGCTGATCAAGAATACGGACGTTGGTTTGTTGACAGCCAGATGTTGAGGGCTCAGCATCAAAAAGCCATACATATTCAGGACTATGATCGTGCAGATGTGCTGTGGGCTCGCTACAGTGAAAGCCGAGATCGCACTATTACTGCTAAAAATCAAGCAGAACGTTTGCTGTGAATTGAATAAATACTACATCAATTTGGATCCCATAAAATGAGAACAACCGACCTTTTTAAAAACAACAGATCTTCTAAAAGACTCAACGAGTCGTTGTCTAAGACATTTGGAACACGGCTAGATCTAGAGAGTTTTGATACTCCCAAGTTAGAAGATGCACGTAACAAATTACGCACCCAAATACACACAGCACGACAAGAAAGCGGCTTCAATGAAACCATTGAAAACGAAACCCTAACACAGGCACAGTTCATGCACGATGCTATTGTTGCAGAACTAATGGATCGTCAAGAGCACATAGTAGATACCACAGTTGAAGAAGGTGCAGATATCGATAAAC